GCACTAGTTACAACACTTATGGCGGAATTCATTTGCTTGGAGGCACACCATTTCGTAAAAATTATGCAGGAATTGGGTATCTCTATGATGCACAACGTGACGCATTTATACCCCCGCAACCATATGCAAGTTGGACATTGGTAGAAGACACTTGCCAATGGACTCCACCAGTTGCCATGCCTACTGATGGCAATATGTATGTTTGGGATGAAGCAACTACTTCTTGGGTTCAGCAAGGATAAAACATGGCTGATTACGCCCGTCTTCGGACTCCATTTTTAAATATGTCGTTTACACCCGATGTGCCGTCAAACGCACTTGGGGCAAATGAGTACAACGCTGGTTTAAATGTGGAAGCTGATGTACGGGGTATTAAAAAAATTTCTGGTGAAGAAGCTATTCTTAGCCAAGTACCCGGCAATCCTGTATTTGTAGACGGCGGTTTTCGGGGAGCCATCTGGACTTACATTGTTGCCACCAATGCCGGTAAGTGGTATGCAATAACTGCTTCTGGAATCACCAACATTACCCCAGGCGTTGGAGCCAATCCCAACGTAGCTTTGAGCGGCTATTCCGACAATGTCAACATCACCACTTCATGGGTTGGCAATGTGTTTTTTATCAATGACGCTCTTAGAGCGCCCATGTATTTCTTGCCTACAGCTACAGAAATTTATCTGTATGGTGCCGCTCCTGATAACTATGTATGGAACTACGAAAGCAATGTGAGTGCAGTTCGGGCTGAGTTTGTACGCAACTTCTGCTCTCCCAATGTTGGCAACATCCTGGTTGCAGGCAATCTAACCAAAGACTTTATCTCTAGCGGCACTACTGTTAACTATCCCACTACAGTGCGGTGGTCGCAGTCCTTTGCAAACACAGGTGTTCCTGCTACTTGGACACCTACCCTAACCAACATTGCCAACGAACAAGAAATTCCGTTGCGTGGCCCTATTGTTGATGGATTTTTTTTGGGAGCCAACTTCTATGTTTGCTCGTATTGGGATACCGTAATCTTTGCTCCCTTGTCTTACCAAAACAGCACGGCTCCCATTTTTGGAGTGCGGCTATTTAACCAAGGCCGTGGATTGCTCAACAATAACTGCTGGTCTAACACTGATGCCAATGTGTACGGTGTGGATAGCCGAGACATTTGGATTTTTGATGGTTCCAATTTCAATCCATTGGGCAACCAAAAAGTTCGTGATTACTTTTTTGCCAATTTGAGTACAACGTATTCTGATCGTGTTTTTATGGTCAACAATACGCAAAAAAACCAAATTGAACTGTATTACCCTGATTTAACTTCTACAGGGTGGTGCAACAAAATGCTGTCGTGGCGGTATGATCTGCAAGTGTGGAATGCCCCCAAAGATGTAGCCAATGCTTGCAATGGATGTGAAGCGCCTAAGTACATTAGCGGAGCCTTTAAATACGCCTCTAGGACGGTTTCCTACCTTACTGGCGGGGCTACTAACCAAAAGATCATTCAGACCGGCATAGGCAATTCGTTCATCAATAGTGGTGCAATCAATTGCTTGTTTCAACGGGACAACATTGTTTTACAAACTGACAAAGGGCCAGTTCCGTACAGTTCTAAGGTTTACACCCATCGTTTGCTGCCTGAAGTGTCTGGTAGCGGAACCATGAACATTACTGTGGGCGGGGCTAACTCTACCGCTCAAACACCTACTTATGGGCAAACTGGTGTAGTGTCTATTGCTACAGATACGCCTTGGGTGACTACTCAACAAAACAATGTACGCACCATATCAGTCAAAGTAGCTTCTAATGATGCTACCGACACATGGAATCTAACAGCGTTGAATTGGCAAGCTACAGTGGTTGAGGATGCGTTCTAATGGCTTTTGCTATAGATGGCGATCCTAGCCCCTCCGAAATTTCGGGAGCGCTTAATTATCTGCTTGCCAATTTAAACAATGGTACGCCTCCCACTTCGTACACTGTTTCCAATAATCCTACAACGGGATTTATTTCTAACAGCATGGGGGACATTATCCAATACCAATACCGGTATTTGGATATTAAATATGCCGACAACATTGCTGGATTAAATTTTTCTGACAATCCATATGGAAGGTTGTATTTTGGTATTCGCAATGACGATACCGCAACTGAAAGCACCATTCCTGCTGATTACACATGGATTCAAGTAACTGGTGGTTTTGGCATTACCAAAGTGCTATGGATTACCACATCGGGTGGTAGGCATGCGGCATTTGCTGCCTCACAAGAAGCACCTGACAATAATCAAAATTGGCGTGTTGTTCCTGTGCGGTCTATTGACCTAGACAACCCGTTTGCTGTTTTTAATCAATACTTGGTGTTTAAGTACGCCGATGATTCTGTAGGCACAGGGTTTAGTTCCTCTCCTACAAGCAAATTGTTTTACGGCATTTACACAAGCACTGATGGCAGCGTATCCACCAATCCTTTAGATTACGAATGGTCACCTTTTGCGTTTGGTAGCACTTATAAGCTGTATTACCGATGCTATGGTGCGCGAAACATTGATGTTTTGCCTTCCACCTATCAACCTATTGGTTTTATCCAATACAAGGGCGATGTCTTAAACCTTGATGTTTTTACCTTGGGAACAACAGATGCTATTGGCATCATTTCCCAAACTCCTTTAATTGTTCAATCACCCTACCGTTACTTTTTAGTTCGGTATGCCAATGACCTAATTGGTACAGGAATTACCTCTAGTCCTGCTGGCAAACAATTTTTTGGTTTGCAAGCATCGGATGTTTTGACATTGGACAACAATCCCGCAGACTACTTGTGGTTTGATGCTGGCGCTACATTTTTGACCGTCATCAATTTGTGGGCAAGAACTGCTAGTGGCAACACGGTGCAATTTAGCTTTACGCAAGATGCTCCAGATAATTCTGGTTGGCAAAACGTCACCGTTCAAACGGATGTAATTGACCCATACATTGATGTCTACGCACGTTCTGGGCAAGTGGTCACCAACATCTCAAGTCCTACTGACGGACGCTTGGCCTATTCGTCCTCCAGTGTAAATGGCATCATTAGCATCAATCTGGATACCTATGGACAAGGTAAAAATACTGGTGGATTTACCATCAATCCATTGGTGACATCATCCATCACGGTAGATTCTTTTGGCAGGGTGGTCCAAACTGGTGCTGCTGACCAAGTGCGGTTCAGTTCCATGTTGACTCATGCTACGGCGGGTCAAACTGCTTTTACTTTTTCAAATGCCCAGCCTGACCAAATTTTGGTGTTTCGCAATGGTAGCTTTTTAAAGCCCGGCACAGACTTCACCAGAACCTCCACCACCGTCACTTTTGCCTCTGCTTGTGCGCTCAATGACATAGTAGCCATTTATTACATCAGGTTGATTGATGGCACAACTTCTGCCGACAAAGTGCCTTTTGTTGTATATAACCAAACATTGACAGATGGTCAAACAGTTATATCCACCAGTTATACCGATGGTTCTGAATTTTTGTTTTTGAATGGCGTATTGTTGGTAGACACGGATTATTCTTATGTCGGAACCAATCAAGGCTATGTCCTTAATAATCCTTCTGTTGGCGGCAATTTAGACATTGTGGTATTTGCCTTTAATAATGCCAGCACTTTGATTTTTGCTGAAAACTACACTGAAACCAGTTCTGGTTCTACCAATGTGGTGTTTTCTACCCCGTTTTATCGAAATTCACATTTGATGTGGTTTAACGGAGCCTTGTTGCGTCCCGGAACGGATTACACAATGCCCGGTTCTGCTGCATTGACATACAATTACACCATCATTGGTGCTGCTAGTTTTAGCGGTCAACCAAGCCAATATTTATCATTTAACAGTGCAGGTGAAGCTTCTGCTTCTTCCTTGAGTTCTGCGGCGGTGCGTGGCATGGATTACCCTGTAATCATAGAACATGAACCAACCATTAGCGACATGTTTCAACATATGCAAAAGCAAATTAACTTGCTCCAAAAGCAAATTAAGCAATTGAAAGGCTTCAAATGACTCAAGCAATGAATCTTGCTAATTTTTCCAATTATTTGGATTCATCGGGGCAAGTAGCGCCTACTGTTTTAAATGCTCCTGTGCCTGTATCTAAAGGTGGCAGTGGATCATCAACTGCTACTGGTAGCGGTAATATTGTTTTGGCTACTAGCCCTACGTTAACTTCACCCACAATTAATAATGGAGTGTTATCTAGCCCTACATTGACTACACCAGCTTTGGGAACTCCTGCATCGGGTGTAATGACCAATGTAACGGGCTTACCTTTGACTACTGCCGTTACAGGTACACTGCCGGTAGCCAATGGTGGTACTGGTCTTGCGACAATCACTGCTAATAATGTTTTGCTTGGTAATAATACAAGCGCAGTACAGTTAATTGCTCCGGGAACGTCTACCAATGTGTTAACAAGCAACGGCACAACTTGGTCAAGCAGCACAAATTTAGCAATTGGTGTAGGTCAAACATGGCAAGATTTAACGGCTTCTAGGGCAAATGGCGTTACCTATTACAACACCACAGGCAAACCTATTATGGTAAGCATTTCTTTTACGCCACAAGGCGGTGGTTCAATTACAGTAAACGGTTTAGCGGTAAGTTCTGGAGCATCTGTAAGTAGCGCATCTAATGGTGGATGTAATGCTTTAGTACCTATTGGTGGTAGTTATTCTTCTTCTAATCCGGGTTTATTAGCTTGGTTTGAACTTCGTTAAGGATTACAAATGCCTCATTACAAAGACTTAAACAACAAATTGCATTGGATTGATTCTGCGGAACATTTTTCTTTGTTGCCAATTGGCTGCGTTCAAATTACTGAACAAGAAATGATTGTATTGCAAGATCAAACAGAAACTGTGGTTCAAGCGTCTTTGACGTATGCAGAAAAACGAGCAATGGCATACCCATCAATTCAACAGCAATTTGATCTTCTTTATCATGGTGGTATAGCTGAATGGAAAGCAGCTATTCAAACAATAAAAGACAAATATCCGAAAGCTTAAAATGGGCGTTCCTACTGCACAAATCCAGCCGTCACAATCTTCTCAGACATCTGGAAAGATGGGTGGATCAACGCTTACCCCGCCTATGGTGCCTAATGGTGTTTCTTATAGTGTTGGAGCATCTGGCGGTGGCGTGGCAATGTGGGCTGAACTTCGTTAAGGATAAATTATGGGCATGGGCATAACACAAGTAGCAGAAGAACAGTTAAGGCGTGAGGCATCTCAGCCATCTAGCACTGTTAGTACGCCCCCGCCTGTACCTTTTGTCCAAACTCAACCTTTGGCAGATGCAAGCAAATCATGGAATACTGGCAAAGGCAAAGGTCAAGGCAATTACGGGAACATAACTTATCCAGGGCAAGGACGGCAACCGGCTTTTGGTAAACGTAACATTTATTCAGAAACCATTGGTTCATGGGATAATTCAGACAATGGTACATCAACTCAATCCGATTCCAACGGAAAAGGTAAAGGAGCGTAATCATGGGCGGCGGTAAATCATCAGGTAATCAGCAAACCACTGTTCAATTAACCCCTGAACAACGCGAAACAATTGCAATTCAAAATGCTGCGCTTAAAAGTACCTTTTTGCCAGCATATGAAAACACCGTAACAGGAGCCAAAGATGTTTATAACCAAGTTGCACCTGCGGCTACAACAGCAGCTAATCAAGCCAGTAATGTGGCTGGAAAAACAGGTTCTCTCCAAGGTGCAGCAGGCGCTAGTTCGTTGGTTACAGGTTTGCAAGGATTGCAGTCACTCTTTAATCCAAATTACGAAAAAAATCAAGTAAACGCTGCATTGCAAGCTGGGCGGGAATCTGCCCGTGAATCACAACAAGGGCAAAACGCCATGTATGGCGGTGCAGGTGGACTAGGATCTTCCCGCATGGCGTTGGCGGATACCAATTTAGCTAGCTTAAATGCTCAACGACAAGCTACTGCTGCTGCTGGCGCACAGGCTCAAGTACAAGCTAACAAAGCTGCTGCTGCCCAACAACTAGCTACTCTCGGTGGCGCTGGTCTTACCGCTGCAAACCAAGCTGCCGCTTCTCAAGTGGGCTATGCTGGTGTACCCCAAGATGTCTATCAGAAATACGCTTCTGTGGTGTTTGGTACACCACAAGCATCTACCAATCCTAATTACACTGGCACTCAAGGCACTACCCAAACTGGTCAAAGCAAGAGTTCTGGTTTTAAATTGTGAGGTGATATATGGCAACTAGTGCTTTTGGCAACCTCGGGATGCAAAATCTCGGAACAGAAAATTACACTTCTGGTGATGGTTTGGACTTGGGCCGTTTTCTTTTAGCTACTGGAGTGTCTTCAAGTGGTTTAGAAAATTGGCTAAATACAAAATTAGGTGTTGGCATTACTAATGGAAAATTAAGCACATATAAAGCGCCTGTTGGCGCTGCTGTTCCAACACAAGTCGCACCTGCCCCAGCAGCAACTAACGGCTTGAGCGCAGACGATGCTGTCAAAACATTAATGAATACTCATGGTGAACCAACATCATCTATTCAACCTGCCAACGAACAACAAGCTTTAGCATTTAATTCTAGTGTTGCGCCTCCTGCGCCTATTATGGGAGGCGTTGTGCCACCAACTAACATGGATTTTATGAGTGGGCCTGGACTACGAGAAAGAATTGGCAAATCCATTGGCGGTCTTTTTGGCGCTGCATAAGGAAAAATCATGGGACTATTTACAACCGCCATTCCTTTAGGAAATTCTGATGACAATAAACCAGAAGGCAATCCATTTGTAACAACAATTAAAAATATGGTTAGTGGAGGAATTTCATTAGAACCTGATCCTAATGCATACAATAAAGCTGTTGAAAACCATGATTCTGCTGCTTTAATTAATATTGCAAAACAAAACCCTACATCTGAAGTTGGGCAAACAGCTATTGATGCAGCCAAAACTGTAGAAAATGGCAAATATGAATTAAAAACTCTTACAGAGCCTATTGCCAAAGCTGTCCCTGGTAGCCCAGAAGCCAACATTGCTGCTGCTAAAACTTTTGAAACAATTAAAGACAATCCTAGATATGGCACTGCATTAGTTCGTTGGTTGATGGGAGATAAAGTAGGTGCTGGTCTTATGTTGACTGGTGGGAATGAAAAAGATAATGTTATATGGGATCCTGAAGGTAATTCATATACACAAACAACAAATGATTTAGGCCAACGTGTGCGCTTGATTGACGCTAAAGGCAACATCATTAGCCGAGAAGAAGCTGATGCACGAAAAATTGGTTATAGCGCATATGAAAACACTATTGCTGCTAAAAGTCGTACATTAAATGCAGAAAAAAATGTAACGCAATATGCTAAAGATACGCAAGCAGAAAACATTTTTACTGCTGGCGCATCAGCAGATGCCTTAAAAGGTAGATTTATTAGGGATTCTTTAAACAGTCTTCCTAAAGAATTTATTAAAAGCGATTGGTATGCAAATACTATGGGCGGTGTTGCTCAACAACTTTCGCGTAACCAAAGGCAAAGCACAGACCTGCAAAACCTTGATAGCTATGACAAGTCTGTTTCGAGCGGTCAATCCACAACCGTAGATAAAGGAATGACTAGTCGGGCTGGATGGCCTGGGGTCTTTACTCTTGGAGCAGATGGAAAATTAGTAAATGAAAATGGTGAAAAACATAACCTTTCTGAATTAAAACAAATCATTAAAGGAAGTCATTCTTCACAAGAACAAGGCGATACATTTAATAAAACGCTTGAAAGCATAATGACTTCCAAGCAACTTATTGGACTGACGTCAGACCAACAATCTGCTTTGCGTCAAGCTTTGGTTTACTCAAAAGAAATTGCTGATTCACAAGCAGAACGATTGGCGTCTGTAAAAGAATTGGGTGGTAGGCCAGCATTTACGGTATTGCCAAGTGCTTCTAACATTCTTGATAGACGCGCTCAAGTCAATGCTCAAACATACCAGCTTGATTACAACGATGAAACCATGAAAGCGTTTAATAAGTTTAAACAAGATGTTATGCCGCAATATGAAAAAACTGGTTCATATCCTTCGCCTAGAGAATTGCAAGCCAAATTTGTTGACACCCCGCAATACAAAGAAATTCAAAATAAATACGCAAAATTAATTAAAGTTGCACATGATTTTATTGGAGATATTGAAGTTAAGGATAATTCTGCAACCACAAAACAAAAAGCAGAACCTGCAAGACCACCAATTAAAGCTTTGTTAAAAGCTGCTGGAGGATAAACATGGCTTTCAATAAAGAAAAATTTATTGCCGATGCTAAAGCTGCTGGATATGGTGATGATGAAATTAATGCTGAACTAGCTTCTTCATCGTCTGAAAGTAGCGGTTTTGACCAAAAAGATAGCAACAATTCTGGATGGGATAGTGGCAGACCTGCATTGGCTACGACTCCAGGAGCAACTACAGCAGCCATTCCGCAAGCTGGCAGTAGAGTAGATGCGGAATCTAAAAGGCTAGCAGAAAAAAAAGTTGAAAAAGAACAAGCAGCCCCTTTGATTCCTGAGTTTGCTCAAAACCCATTGATGTTGGCTGGTGCTGCTGCTGCCGGTGGTGCTGCTGTAATGGGCTACAAGACGCTCAAAGACAAGATGGCAAACAGTGCGTCTGCTGTTAGTTCAGAACGCCGTGAACCGCCAATGTTTGGCGCTCAACGATTAGATGAACCAGCTTGGTCTGCATCTACTGCTCAAACCGCGCCCTTAAGCCAAGAAGAAATGATGAGTAGACTGCAAGGTCTGGCAGATGAGACTTCTGCTGTTAACGAACCTGCATTTGGGGCTACTACTGCGCCACCCGCTGCTCCTGCTGCTGCGCCTGTCAACACTAAGCTTCAAGAATTACAAGCAAAAGCCGCTGCTGGTATACCTGCAACAGGTGAGTTTGTTGGCCCAATGCAGCCTGTAGGCCCCCCTGAATTTACTGGCCCTCGTAGACCTGTAGTGCCTACACCGCCCGCAGCATTAGCAGCTACTACAGCCCCTGTTACGCCTACACCTACTGCTGTTTTGCCTGAGCGTGTGCAAACTGCCATAACGGGCGTTCCTAAAACCGTTCAAGATCAATATGCAAAAGAAGGCAAAGTTGTTCTAAAAGGTTACGGCGTAGGAGATAGAAGCCTTACTAATACTTATGGCATTCCTGCTTATGCAAAAATTATTGATTATTTTAATGAAGGCAAGCCTATTGGTGATGATGCAAATTACCAAATAATTCGCAAGAAAATTAATCAAGGAGTACCAGCTTCTTTGGCGGCTGAGTTTGCTGCCAAGCTACCCGGTTCAGAAGCAGAAGCCGGTAATTTTGGTAAAGCCTTTGGAGAAACTGGCGCATATACCAAAGATGGAAAAATAGTTACTTCTCCCGCTGCAATGAAAAAAGCTGTTGCTGGTGGTGGGGCGCTTTTCCTGGCTACGGCGTTTCCTAACATTGTGAATGCTGCTGAATCTGCAAGCAAAGGCGATTATGCTAAAGCGGGCGGTCAGGCTGCTGGGGTTGCATATGGCGCTATGGGACCATTAGCACAATTGCTTTCAGGTACTGGTAATGCTGGCCTGAGTGCTGAAGAAGAAGCCCGTCAATTGCGTATGAGAGATTACGCATTAAAAGCTGGAAGAGGTGTGGCTCAAAGTTATGATACACGGCGACTTATTGGTGCGGCTCCTCCCGGTCAACGGGAACTTATTCCGGGGATGAAATAATCATGGAATTTCAAGCAATGTTGAACTTTGTCGGTGGCGCACTTCTTGTCGCCATTGGCTGGTGGTGTAAAGAAATTTGGGATTCTGTCAAAGCTTTGAAAACAGACCTTAAAGCCATTGAAATTGACCTACCTAAAAACTATGTCAGTAAGAAAGACATTGAAAGCCGGTTTGACAAAATAGATGCCACATTGGAACGCTTGTTTGACCGGCTAGAAAACAAAGCTGACAAATGAGATGCGCTGGCTACTTCTTTTTGTGTGCGCCAGTTTGGTGTATGGCGCTACACAAAAGCGAGAATGTAGTGTCAGCGACTTTGTAAACATTGCTTACAGCAACAACAACCCAAAGGAAAGACATGATCGAATTGTTGAATGGTTGGATGACTCGGGCCAAGTCTGCACTAAAGAGCAGCTGGGACTCATTTACACAAATCTGGCGCAAGTCTTAGGCGTATCAGACACCATGCGTATCAGAACAAAAATAGAAAAGCTGTATGAACGGGCAAAATGAATCCTGGTTAGCAAGAAACATTCAACCGGTGACGGTGGCTTTCTTGTTGTTTTCTTATTTCTTTTTTGCCCTGCTATCAGTTTTTAACTTAGAGACTCGGGGAGCATATGTGGACTTGTTAGGGCAAGCCATGATTATTGTTATTACTGCCATCTTTGCGGGTAAGACCGCTGAAAAGATTGTAGACATTCGTACTAATAAAGGACCTTCAAATGGCACTTGATCCCGTATCCGCACTTCTCGACATTGGTGGCAAAGTCATGGACAGGCTGTGGCCTGATCCCGCACAAGCTGCTGCTGCCAAGATGGAATTGTTCAAGCTACAGCAATCTGGCGAACTGTCAATCATTGCTGGACAGTTGGACATCAATAAAGTGGAAGCTGCCAACCCGTCTCTATTTGTCTCGGGTTGGAGACCAGGCATTGGATGGGTCTGCGGTGCAGGTTTTGCCGTCCAATTCGTTGTTGGCCCTCTTGCTGAATGGGGATCGGCGCTCTACGGTCATCCCGTCAAGTTTCCTCAAATGGACATGGGAACCATGATGCCTTTGATGCTGGGAATGCTTGGCTTGTCCGGTATGCGTACTGCTGAGAAAATCAACGGGGTTGCAGCAAAATGAACCTTTTCGTTCCCGTTCTGTACATCTGCCTTAACAGTCATTGTGAATTCTTACAGCAACTTGCTGTATATCCCGATGAGGAAGAATGCAAACAGGTCGTGATGGTGAAAAAAGAATGGTATGAGAAAACCACTACTGCCACAGTTGAAGTTACTTGCATTGCTGTCCCGGCTAAAGTAATGGAAGAAGACGTTAAGCCCAAGCCAAAACGTAGAGAAACCATATGATTAACTCCCGCAGCCTAGATGATTTAGCCCCACCCGTTAAACAGCGGGCACAAGCGTTTGTGGAAGCTGCCAAAGCCAAGGGCATTGACTTGCTGGTGACTTCCACCTACCGCGACAGCGAGAGCCAGAACGCACTCTACGCTCAAGGACGCACCACCCCTGGCAACATAGTGACCAGAGCCAAAGCAGGACAGTCTTGGCATAACCACCGCTGTGCCTTAGATGTTGTCCCATTAGTCAACGGTAAGGCCGTATGGGACGATCAGGCTATTTGGAAACAAGTGGGTGAGATCGGCAAGGCTTGCGGTTTAGAGTGGGCTGGTGATTGGAAGACGTTCAAAGAGTATCCGCATTTTCAATACACAAGCGGCTTGACAATGGATCAACTTCAAGCTGGCGCAAAGATTGCATAATGATGCAATAGATATGTGTTAGATTCCGCGCAACTTTGCGGGGTCACTTATGCAAGCTAAAGTTTCTAATGGTGAATTTATACATGCATGGAATCAGTTAGGTTCTGCTGCCAAAGTAGCGGAATTTCTAGAGATGGATGAACGCGCTGTTCATCGGCGAAGACGAAGATTGGAAACGGAAACCAATCAACCGCTTGTTAATTTCCATGAAGCTGCTAGGCCGTATGCCTACATGCAACCCATCAAAACATCTCTTAATCGCGTTGAACTTGGCATACTTGATCAAACAATCATAGTCTTTTCTGACGCTCACTTTTGGCCCGGTGAATACACTACCGCTTACAAAGGGCTATTATGGGCTATCAAAGAGTTAAAGCCTCATGCCGTTATCAGTAACGGGGATGCATTTGATGGTGCATCTATCAGCAGACATGATCCATTGGGCTGGTCCAAGACCCCTTCAGTTATAGAAGAACTAAAAGCGGTTCAGGCACATCTTGGCGAGATAGAAGAAACAGCCAAAGCCGCTAGACACAACTGTAAACTGTTGTTCATCTGGGGCAATCACGACACCCGCTTTGCTAACAAATTAGCAGTACAAGCCCCGCAGTATCGGGAAGTGCATGGGTTTAAATTAGAAGACCATTTACCAGCCTGGGAGTTCGCATGGTCTGTCTGGCCTACGCCTGATTGCGTTATTAAACACCGTTACAAAAGCGGCGTTCATGCTGCCCATAACAATACCGTAAACGCTGGCATAAGCATTGTTACAGGCCATTTGCATAGTCTTAAAGTAGTTCCATTTGCTGACTACACGGGTAATCGTTATGGTGTAGATACTGGTACTCTTGCAGAACCTTATGGGCGACAATTTGAATACGGAGAAGACAACCCATTAAACCACAGAAGTGGGTTTGCCGTGCTGACATTCAAGGGTGGTAAGCTTTTGTGGCCTGAGTTAGTTCACAAATGGAGCGATACTCAGGTTGAGTTTCGAGGACAAGTTATCAACCTTTAGGAGTTTCTTATGTTTCATTTCACATTTTTGGTTAACAGTGCGGCGCAAGTAGAAGACGAAGACGAATTTGATTTGTTGCCTGATTGCTTTTTTGAAGAAGGCGAAGAGTATGTCTACGACGAAGACTATGAGTGCTTTTGCTGGTACGACGAACTGTACGATGCGTGGTACTGGTTGAACGAAGACACTGGCGAGTGGCTCTTGGTCGAAGAAGACGACGAAGACGAAGAAATCTACTGGGAAGAAGACGAGGCTGCTTAATCCGGGTAGATCATAGCCAATGCGTCTTGAACAGACGCTTGGATTTTGGACACGACTTGCTCAAAAGGTAAGTCGTGTTTTCTATGTTGGCGCAGTATTTCGTTTATCTCATGCAGAGTTTGCCAAGCATACCCTGAGTGGATAGCTTTGATGGCCTCTTCTTCGTCATTAAATGTGGCATTGATTTTCATATTCATTCCTTTTGTTTCCTCGGTCTAGGGCAGTTTTCAGGGACTTCTACAACGCACCAAATGGCTGTTGGTGGTGTTCTAAACTTCCCAGGCAACCAACGGTCTATGTAACAGTCTGCCATCTTCTTTAAGGTAGGACGGACAGACCTTTCATAAATGCCTGTCTTCAGACAGATTTCATTAGCACTTAACCCATCAGGAAATGCTTTTAATAGAGCCCTAATCACAGGGGCTTTAGGCTGATAGTGTTGGTTTTCCAAAGTCATTTATGTAAACTCTTCTTTAACTTCTACTTCTTCAGTTGCGGCAATGTGGTACACATTCCCCTCATCATCTGTACACACACTGTACATGCCGTCAACGTGGTGAAAATTTAGCTCCAACCCATCTTTAAGCACGATCGTGCTATTTCTAGGTGCGTTATATAGCTTCATTTTTAACCACCATTTCATTTAATGCAATGTCTACTTCAGCCTGTGCCGCCATTCCATCTTCATACCCACGCGAATAAGAGTTCTGCTCCATTGCAATAAGCTGGTTAATTAGGCGTTGCTGTATCTCGCAGATGCGCGTCAGGCTATCCAGTGCTAAGTCACGTTTGCTCATGTGTTGCGCTCCTTCAGAATAGATTCCGCGCTTGTTGCGGCTTGAAGTTTGGTAAAGCACGATTGATTGATAGCTGAAAAATCTTCTTCTGTTAGACCTACCCATTTATGCTCAGGTTCTTGCAACTTGTCCGCAGCCATAGCCCTCTTAGCCATAAAGCCACCACCCCACATTCCCTGTTTACGGGCTATTTCATCAAACGCTTCGTCTTCAGGTGTCATAAAAAACTCCACATAAATGCTGCAATTCCAATGCCTGTAAAAAACAAAATGAAGATAACGAACGCTATGAAAAACAACGTAACCATTAAGTCTTCATCTTCGTCGTTCATTTTTCTCTCGCTTTCAGCATTGCGTCTGCATCTACATACGCCTGCTCAGTCAATTCTGAAAGTGTCCAATCGTCATATTTGGCAAGGCGTATTCCAAATGAAAGGGCAGCAAAATG